AAGTGTTTCGTAATATCGACCGCCAAGAGGGTAGAAATCGTGGTAATGTTGAGGATGTTCGTAATTTAATCAATGCGTTTGAGCTTCGAGTTGACAACAAGATGACTAAACTCGATGAGCAGATTGACACTTTAGAAGAAAAACTGGACCAACGCATAAAAGCGGCCTTAGAGAATCCCCTGGCTAAATAGTTATGGCATATAACGATTTACTGCCTCTGTCGCAATTACCTCCGAATTACGCCCAATCTTTGATAGATTTAACGAAGGAGGGATCCTTAGAAAGAAAGGAGGTTTTAGACCTTATACGGAGAAGTAGGGAAGCAGAGGGGGGTCGTATTGGTTTTGGGCTAGGTTCCTTTTATGTACCAGATACTTACGAAAACCGTTTCTTATCCGCTAAGGATATTCCATATGACCAACCCGGTATTGTTTCTGCGTTTTACAATATAACTCCTGAAAATGTCTTAGAAAGAAACCTGTTTAAGGGACTTAGTGAAAGCGCGATTAGAAATATCTATTCCGATAAAAATATCCTGGGAGACAATCCACAACAAGCAGCCGCTTTACGGGAATATATAGAGGATTCGGGAACAATCCCCTCCGCGTTAGACCCAAAATTTGCTGCGGATGCTTATGATTGGGTCGTTCGTGAAGAGGCTCGTAAGCAGCAAACCAAGTATCCAAGTGGTATTGAACTAGTGGGGGGTCCCCTCCTAACGATTGGGTCAGCCTTTCTTCCTGGAGGCAAATATCTTGCGCCTATTGTAGGTGGTACTACAGGTTATCTGACGGGTGGCCCGGAAGGAGCAGTAACGGGCTTTATTAGTGGCTTAGGTGCTGCCTCTACTGCCCATAGTGTGCAAGAAGCAGGGCGAGAAGCAGGGCGAGAAGCAGCGCGAGAAGCAGGGCGAGAAGCAGGGCGAGAAGCAGCGCGAGAAGCAGGGCGAGAAGCATTAGGATCTAGCGCAAACACCTTATTAGCAGGATGGGGGCCTGCAGGCCCGTACGGGCCTGCTTTTGGAGCAGTAGCGCCAGCAGTAGCGCCAGCAGTAGCGCCAGCAGTAGCGCCAGCAGTAGGTGGTTTGAAAGCTGGTCTGGCAAATATAGGACGTGGAATAGGGGCTTTGACAAGTAGGGCAGTTGAAGCTGTAGCAGAAAATCCTATAGCAGCAATAAGTTCAGGTTTAAAGAGTCTTGTAGTTCCAAGCACTACGGGTGTGTATAGTGGTTTGGGACCGATAGCCAACAAACTTGCTACAGTTGCCAATGTTTTAGGCTCTCCTGGCGGACAATTTTTAACCAGTGTAGGCACAAGTCTGGCTACTCCTTTGCCTAAATATGAAGGTATTATTCTTGGCGAAGATGCACCGCCTATTATTCCTCCAGCGCCTACCTCTGAAGGAATTGCCTCCTTGGCGACCCAGGCACCTGAATATGTTGATCCGACCCCTTATTTAGGTCGTGCGCCCTTGAGTCCGGCGTTTATGAACCAATTTGAAAGAGCTGCGTTAGGCTTTAATCCACCAGGGTTTGGCGTGGGGACACTTAATCCGTCTTATATGAACCAGTTTGAAAGAAATCAATTGGGGCCAACCTAATGCCTTTAGCTAAAGTTGTATTCAGACCGGGCATTAATAAAGAGACGACTTCTTACGGAAGCGAACAGGGTTGGTTCGACTCGAGCCTTATTCGTTTCCGTAAAGGCCGTCCGGAAAAAATGGGAGGCTGGCAGAAGCTCAGTTCCAATACTATCCAGGGAACTCCTCGTTCCATGCATGTATGGGCCGCATTGGATGGCACCAAGTACATGGGCATGGGAACTGAGTCGAAAATGTATGTCGAGGAGGGCGGCGACTATAATGACATCACGCCTATTCGTAGCACTGTCACACTGTCCTCCAACCCTTTCAAAACAGGCAGTGCCAGCAGCGGCACTGTCACCGTGACGCATATTGATCACGGTGCCAATACCGGCGATTTTGTAACGTATACCGGCGCTACGACTACTGATGGCATTACAGCAGCCCAGTTAAACCTGGAATTTGAAATAACGGTGGTCAATAGCAACAGTTACACCATTTCCACTGCCGGCAGTGCTTCTTCTGGTTCCACTGCCGGGGGTGGTACGCCCACGGCGGCTTATCAAATCAACGCGGGTCTTACCACCACGGTTGCTGGTCCAGGATGGGGGGCAGGTTTTTGGGGTGGTATTACCTCTGGTTATTCGCAAACCACGCTGAATGGCGCCATTACCGATTCCGAGACATCATCCATTATTTTAACCAGTGCCGCATCTTTTGAGACAGCCGCCACTACGCTTTCCGGTGCGCTTACGGTTGCCAGCACCATTGTTACTTTGGCTGATTCTACTGGAATGCCTTCCAAGGGAACTATTTTAGTAGATAGTGAAAAGATTATTTACGGCACGAATGCAGGCAATGTACTGGGGGACATTACCCGAGCAGCGGATGGCACCACGGCAGCAGCGCATAGCGACGGCGCTACAGCCACTTTTGTGGGCCTTATATTGATTAACAATGAGCTTATTCAGTATACCGGCAAGTCTTCCAACACCCTTAATGCAGGCATTGTACGAGAAGTCCGTGGCACCACGGCAGCAGCACATAGCGACGGCGATGTCGTAAAAGAAGCCAATGATTTCGTGGGATGGGGACAGGTGGCTTCGACATCTGCATCAAGCGGACAGCAACTTCGCCTGTGGACCCAGGACAACTGGGGCGAAGATTTGGCCTTCAGTGTGTTTGATGGCGCTCCTTATTACTGGGACAAAACATTGGGCATACTTAACAGAGCCACTACGTTCGCCTCCCAGACAGGCGCTTCAGCTGCCCCTACCATTACTCGTCAAATCATGGTTTCCGGCGCAGATCGCCATATTATCTGTTTTGGCTGTAATCCCAGAGGAGAAACTGCCCAGGATCTCCTGCAGGTTCGATGGTCAGACCAGGAAAGCCCTTTTGATTGGACGCCTACGGCAACCAATACAGCAGGCTCGCAGCGCATTTCTTCCGGCTCTGAAATCATTCGAGCACAGAAAACACGCCAGGAAATCCTGATATGGACCGATATTAACTTACACACAATGCGGTTCGTAGGACCCCCTCTGACTTTTGGATTTTCCCTTTTAGGTAGCGGTGTATCACTTATTTCCCCTAACGCACTAACGGCCATCGGAGACCGGGTGTTTTGGATGTCGCGGGAAAATTTCCATGCTTATTCCGGACGTATAGAAACGATTCCATGCACCGTTTTGCGTTATGTTTTTGACGATATGAATATCTATCAAGGCCGAAAGTTTTTCGTTGCATCAAACAAAATGTTTGACGAGGTGATCTGGTTCTATGTATCGTCAGATGCCACCGAAATTGACCGTTACGCCAAGTTTAATTACGTGGAAGGCACCTGGGATATTGGCACCTTGTCGAGAACAGCATGGACAGATTTTGGTGTTCACGATTTCCCACGAGGTGCGGGATCTGCAGATAGTACGCAATACGTGTATCTGCATGAAAACGGGTCTAATGCTGATGACTCTGCCATGACCTCCTATATCGAGTCTGCGGATTTTGACTTAGATCCGGACGGCGATAAATTCATGTTTATCAGTCGTCTGATTCCGGACATTGATATCACCTCTCCACCCAATAACCCTGTAAATTACATCTTAAAAACAAGGAATTATCCTGGTGAGTCCTTGTCCACCAACTCTACTAATGAAGTTGTGGGCACTACTACGCAGTCTTTTCTACGTGCTCGAGCCAGACAAGCCGTTATCCGCATTGAAAGTTCTTCCACCAATATTGCATGGACATTGGGCGATTTACGGTTGGAGATTAAACCGGATGGGAGGCGCTAATGGCTAAACTACTGGATCATAGTCTTCCGGACGTTGCGGGAGTAGATGTGAACACTATTAGCCCTATTACCGGACAACCGCAATTTATTGAAGCGATACAACGTGCTATAAAGGATATTGAAATGGCTATGATGAAAATTGACTTTCCGGCTCAAGTAGAAGGAAAAGACGAATCCAGAGCTTTGACCTGGTTTATTTGACACTACACTAGAGGACATTAAAAATGGCATATCAACCTAGCTCATTACCTCTTACTCTGTTTGAACGGTTTGGTGGATTACAGGGCCTTCACCAAGCCGGATATATCGACCCGCGAGATGCAATCATCCGAGGGGCGAAGCCCCACCTAATGCCGCTAGTGCCACCAGGCGCTGGACGTACGCTCCGCCCAATGCCGCCAACGACAGTACCGGATTTCCCCACTATTTCTATGCGAGATGCAATCATCCGAGGGGCGAAGCCCCACCTAATGCCGCTAGTGCCACCAGGCGCTGGACGTACGCTCCGCCCAATGCCGCCAACGACAGTACCGGGCCCAATGCCGCCAACGACAGTACCGGATTTCCCCACTCCTCTTGGGCAGCCAAAGCGAAGAGGAGCTTTCACCGCAATGACCGGCCCCACACTTGAAACGCCAGTAGCGGCAGACGATGTTCCGGCGCCAGTACCGGATTTCCCCACTCCTCTTGGGCAGCCAAAGCGAAGAGGAGCTTTTGAAACGCCAGTAGCGCCAGTACCGGATTTCCCCACTATTTGGATGCCGCCCAACCACCCATTAGTACCG